TGTTGATGCCCTTGCTGAGGCTAGCATTACCTCAGTTTCTTCCATACAAGAACTTAGCACAGCCCTAGATGAAGTTTATCAGCATGGTGTTGTTCTTGGTGGTGACATGATGGAGAAGTTTGCTTCTTTCGTTGACTTCACCACCCTTATCGCAAAAACTACAGGCTCCACCGCAACTCAGCTTCGTTCAGAAATAACTGGCTTAATGACTGGCTATGAAAGAGCAAACAATGTTCTTTTGCGATCTTTGATTAATTTCAGAATTATCTCGGATGAAGAAATTGATGCTTTAAAGAAAATGACCAATAGCACCGAAGTTTTTGAAAAGATTCTTGATAAGGTACATGATCACTATAAAAACATTCGCTACCTTATCATGACTACTGATGTTAGCGCAGCTATGGCTGTTTGGAAGAAAAGCATTCGTAGGGTGCTTACTGTTAGTGTTCAGCAGGCAAGCAGGCAAGCAGGTGTAGGTAATATTTTTGCGAGTGTGTTTGCTCAACATGCTATGGACTGGAACAAGGGCTTTAAGGATCTTGCGAATAATAAAGACTTCATGAGAATGACGATTCTTATGGAAACTCTTGCAAAGGCTTTAGACCTAGTTCTTACATCTTTTGAAAAGGTTATAAAAAGTGTTGCTGCTTTAGCAACTGTTTACGATAACTTCAGCGAGACCGCGAAAAAGGTTGTTAAGTATTTTCTTATGTATGAAGCCATAGCCTTAACTACTGGAGCAATAAAGCTTCTTGGTAAAGCTTTTTTAACACTAAATAGCATCCTTATATCCCTATTACCAAAGCTTTTAATCGTGACTAGAAGATTCTTAACTTTAATAATTCCTGTTCTTGCATTATATTCTGGCTTTGTTTTTATGCAAACAGCATTTAAAGGTATGTCTGACAACATGGATAAAACTAAAAAATCTATAAGAGAGTTTACTGATGCTGAAATTTTAAGTGCAAAAGCTCATGAAGAACTTTCAAAACAATTTATGAATGCAGCAAGTGGCTCAGAAAAACTAAAGACTTTATGGGCAATGCTTAAAGTTAGTGCAAAAAAGATGTCTTTAGAAATTGAATCAATGAGAGCAAAGTCCATTCTTGAGACTTCCAGAAGTGGTCTTCGGGGTGTTGATAAAGAATTTGCTGATACTTACAAAGAAAACTTTTTAGGTAATTTCACTAACATGCTAGAGGGCATTGTAGACATTTTTAACAAAGTCTTTGATCCTAATCGTCTTTTTAAAGAAAGTGGTGCGTTAGACGACAGATTACGTTTTGTTAATACTCTTGCAGAAGCTAAAGAAATGGCTGAAGAGTTGGATAAAGCACAGACAAGCCTTTTTAAAAATCTGCAATCTTATGCTAAAAGTGGTGAGGTTGAAAACGCCTTTAGGGTTTATGATTCTGCTGAAAAGGAACTCGTAAAAAACTTAGCCGATGTAAATGACCAACTTGCAGAGATACAACAGGCTTGGTTAATTGCCGCAGATAGTGGAGATTTTATATTAATGGAGACTTTAGGTATTCATATGGCTGATCTTCAAGAAAAAGCAGAACAACTTAAAGAAAACTTAGATGGGCTTTTTGACAATGTCGCTATCGCTAAGATTAATAGATATAGTGAAGAGTTTGAAGCTAGCATTGAAAAATTGAAGCGTCTTTATGGCGAAGGAACTAAAGAATATAATATTGAGGCTCAAAAATTATTTGAAGACTTTAAAAAGAAAATATCTGATATTTCTCCAGTAACAAAAGAAGGTCAAAAAGCCTTAAACGACTTCAAGAACACGATTAATGATACCGCAAGAAGCACTGGAAACTGGAAACAAGCAACAGCAGCAGCTTTTGATGAAATCACTAGATATAATACTTTTGAAGCCTTCAAAGATGCTGTTGTAAACGTTTTTACTTCTATCGAGGATGCTATCGTTAAGATGGCTGAAACAGGAAAAATTAGCTTTCGTGATATGGCTGTTTCTATCCTTAGCGATCTTAACCGTATTCTTATAAGAATGAGCATAACAAAGCCTATTGCAGAAGCTTTTATGGCAACTTCCTGGTTTCCTAAACTTAGTTTTGCAGATGGTGGAATCCTCCAGGAGCCTGTCCACGGAATAGGACTTTACTCTGGAAAAGCTTATGAGCTTGGTGAAAATGGACCTGAAAAAGTTTCTCCTCTAGGCCAAGATTCTGGCAAAGTCGAGGTACATATTCATAATGCTCCTCCAGGAACTCAGGTAAAACGCTCTCCAAACAGTAACGGAGGCGAAAGAATTGACGTATTTATTGAAAACATAATAGCTCAGTCTTTAGCGACAGGAAAGGGTAAGGCTGTCCTTGGTAATGTTTATGGTCTTACACCTGCTATGATAGGGAGGTAACATGCCTGACTGGCCCTCTACGCTTCCAGATGAACCAATTGAAAGTGGTTATGAGGAAACTTTTGCTGATAATCTTCTTCGTACAGAGATGGATAAAGGTCCACCTAAAGTACGTAGACGAACTCAAGCTAATGTCAACAAAGCTACTTTTCCTTTTATTTTTACCAAAGCCGAACTCGGCTACTTTACTACTTTCTACAAAGTAGATCTTGCAGAAGGAGCACTTCCTGTAGACTGGACTCATCCTATTCACGGAACTTCTATTCAGTTTAACATTGTCCCTCCTGTTAAAGTTACTCCCATAGGAGGCGGATTCTTTAGTGTTAACTTAACAGTGGAGATTTTACCATGAGAACAGGTTCAGTTACCTTTCGAGAAGCTATTTTCTCACAGCAAACAGAAGAAGTTTTTATTCTTCTTATAGAGATTTCACACCCAACACTTCCAGATGATATTCGTGTTTGCTCTGGTGGAAGCAATATAACCAGTGGAGGAAATCTTTATGTTTACTATCCTTTTGACATTACCCTGCCTGATGATGTAGCAGAATCTGTCTCAAAAGCAAAAATAATAATAGGTAACGTGAGTCGTGATCTTACTGATGCGATTCGTAAAATGACTTCCAGCCCAGTAATAAATGTTAAACTGGTTCTTGCCAGTAATCCTGATGTAATTGAGATAGCGTTTGAGGGTTTTAAACTTGTAACAGTTGATTACAATGCTCTTACAATAACTGGTGATATTTCCATTGAAGATTTTCTGACAGAACCGGTACAAGGAGATTCTTTTGTGCCTTCACAGTTCCCAGGTCTTTTCTAAATACGTAGGCTTAAAATATGCAGACAAGGGCCGAACAGAAAAAGGTTTTGATTGTTGGGGTCTTGCTAGGCATATATACAAAGAAGAGTTAGGAATAATCCTTCCTTCTTTTACCGATTCTTATTCTACCTCAGAAACCCGTGAAGAAATAGCCGCCATTATTGAGTTTCAAAAAATGAAGTGGGAAGCTATTCCTTCAGGAAAAGAGCAGCCATTTGATATAATTTTGCTTCGCATTTTGGGTATTCCCATGCATATTGGTGTTGTCATTGAAAAGAGAAAAATGATACATGTCTTTAAGGGATCTAACACAACTATTGAAAATTACACAAGTGCTCAATGGCGTCACAGGGTACTAGGTTTCTATCGTTATAAAGAGGGTATAAGATGATAAAAAATCTTCCTATGGTCATAGATAAAGGTATAAATGTTGAAGCAAAGCGTCATCCTTTCGAGAAAGTTCCCATATTCAGTTACGGCCTAGCTGGAAAAAACCTTATTGATACTGTAGATTCCACAGGAATAACCTTTTACCCTGGCACAGACGCTATCATTCTTGTAAATGATGTTCCTATTCCTAGGGAGGACTGGGAAACTTTCTATCCTGTCCCTGGAGATCAAATAAAAGTTCTAGCTGTTCCAACAGGACGCGGTGGGGGCGGAAAAGATGTTCTCCGAATAGTCCTTACGATGGCTGTTATTGCTCTTTCATGGGGGGCAGGTGGTTTCTTAGGCGCTGGATATCTTACCGCACAACCTTTAGGTTCACTTTTAGGCTCAGCTGCTTTTGTTAAGTATGGTACTATGGCTTTCTCCGCCGCTTATATGTATGGTGGAATGATGCTTGTAAATGCAATCTGTCCTCCACCAAAACCAGAACGAGATAATGATAGTTCAGAATCAAGCCAAAGCTTTGGTCTTGAAGCTGCAAAAAATACAGCTAATCTTTGGCAACCAGTACCTCTTCTTTTAGGACACCATAAGATATTTCCTCCCTATGGAGCACAACCATATACAGAAATAGTTGGTAATGATCAATACCTACGACTGCTTTTTTGTCTTGGCTATGGGCCAATGAAGATAGAAGATCCAAAAATAGGCGATACTGACATAAACAGTTATAATGTTACTGAGGGTAGCAATCAAGAAACTAGAGTTAATTTTGAGTTTTATTCCGAGTTTAATCCTGAAACTGACAACTTTAAGTGGTTTACCAATGATATTGAAGAGGAAAGCTTAAATATTTTACTTGAACAGTCTACAGGTCCTCACATTTTAACTACAGGACCTGATGCAGATGCAGTAAGTCTAGATCTTTCAGCCTTAGCTGGTCTAGTACACATCCATGGTGATGGCTCTAAGACAGGAATATCTGTTGATCTTGAGATTAAGTATAGAAAAGTAGGAACTAGTACCTGGTCTATAGGCAATGCGTCGCAGGAAATACCTGCAACTTCTTTGTATATTGATAGAACTGGTCCATACTATACCCACGAAGGTGATCCCTATACACCTACACCACATACTGGTTATAGTTATATAAAAATAGGCATAAATAAGACTACTGGTGAAATTATCACTACAAGATCCTTTAAATATGTAGATCCTTACTTTGGTTACCCTTTTTCGACAGGCTTCTCAACAGAAAAAGCGGCTAAAAGACATTGCCCTGACTTACCAGAGTGGGCAGTTCTTATTTGTGGTGTTCTATCAGTTTCCACAGATGAAGGTATTACCGCTAATAGAATTACAAACATAAGAGATGGCCAGTTACAAACAGAAGACCCATCAGATTTTCTTGTTACTCCAAATGACCCTCCAAATCAATTTGTTAATATAGCTGCTGGCACCTTAAAAAATAGGCATGTTATGGGAGGAAAAGAAACATCTGCAATACGAAGCACATTCTATGTAGGTCTTCCCAGTAAAGGACAATATGAAATTTCTGTGGCTCGCCTTTCAGAAGATACTGATAATGACAGAATTATAGATAAAATTACTTGGACAGCTCTTCGTACAATAAGAAACGTAAAGCCTGTTCAAAAAGCTGGTCTTTCATTTTTTGAGATGCGTATAAAGGCATCAGATAACTTAAATGGGGTTATCTCAAACTTTAACTGTGT